CCGGCCGGCCGCATCCGGTCAGCCCCGGCGAGGCCGAGGCGATCATCGCCTGGCGCGCCGCCGAGGCGCAGGCGCTCGCCGACGGCGAGGACATCCGCCGGGCGCGGGCGGCCCTGCTCATGTGGGCACCGCCTGAGGTCCAGGCATGACGCTCGACGGCATCGACGTCAGCAAGTGGCAGCGGTCTACGCCGAGCCTCGCAGGACTGGCGTTCGCCTTCGCCCGCGCGACTTACGCGACGACCGCCGACCCGATGTATGCGACGCATGTCGCAGCCTTCCGCAAGGCTGGCCTCGTCGTCGGCGCCTACCATTTCGGGGTCGGCTTCGAGTATGCGTCCGCACAGGTCGATGCCTTCCTCAGGGTGGCCACGGATGCCGACCTGCTGGCACTCGATCTTGAGCGGGATAGCACGCAGACGATGACCGCCGCGCAGGGTCGCGAGTTCATCGCCCGCCTCCGGCAACGGGCGCCGGGCAAGACGGTCCTGCTCTACAGCTCGCGCGGCACCTGGCCGGGCGACCTTGGCCAGGACGCCAACTGGATCGCCGACTACACCCTCGCCGCTCGGCTCGCCCATCGCCCGCTCACGAAGCTGCCATGGGCCTTCTGGCAGTACACGAGCCGGCCATGGGATCGGGATAAGTTCAACGGCGACCTGGCGGCTCTGCGCCAGCTGGTCGGCGCTCGTGGAGCAACGGCGCCAACTGCGGAGGATGAGGACGTGCGACTCGTCACGGTGACCGTCGAGAAGTTCCCGGCGCCGCGCCGGTTCACGAGCGTCGGGACGCAGTTGCGGCGGTTCTCGGCGACGGCTGAGCTGAGCCCGATCCCGGGCCCGTACTCTGGCACGGTCGACGCCGCCGTGACGATCGAGTCGAGCAGCGTGCCCCGTGGCACCGGCTTCCTGCGGCTCGCATCGGGCGGGTCGGCGGGCTACTACATCCTCGCTGCCCAAGTGGATATGGAAGGAGCCTGAGATGGACCTGACCCTCGCCTCCGTGCTCACAGCTGCCGGCGCTGTCAGCGCGGCTGCCCTCGTGAGCGGGATCGTCGAGATCCTCAAGCGGGTGCTCCCGGTCATCGGCCGCCGCCAGCTCGAGCCGGTGCTCGCGTTCGCCTTCTCGGGCGCGCTCGTGGTCGCCGCCTGGTCGGCCTCGGGTGACCGGACGGCCGAGTCGGGCTTCGCCGCGCTCCTCGCCTGGTACGGGATCGCCCGGGTGGCGATGGGCATCCACGATGACGTCACCGGCGCACCATCGGGGATCCGGGCGCCGTGAGCGTGTCGTCGGTTCGCGCCTGTGCCATGCCCGGCTGCCCCCGCCTCGTGCCGCGGGGCTATTGCCGTGCCCATGATTTGGTATCCGCGCGGAACCATCACGGGGTGCCTCGTCAGGCTCGTGGTCATGGGGCGGACTACGAACGAGCGCGTCGCGCGATGCTCGGGCGGCCATGCCATTGGTGTGGGCGTCCAGCGGACAGCGCCGACTATCTCGTGCCCTGGTCGCAGGGCGGCCAGCTCGGCGACCTCGTGCCTGCCTGTGCGCATTGCAACTCGGCACGGGGGGCACGTCTGATCGCCGCGAGGGGGATAGAGGGGGTGAAATCTCTGGCGCGCCCGACCGGGCGAGGAACCGCGCCGCAGCCAACTTTCCGGCTGTGCAAGTTCCGGGGCTGACACCTGATGCCCGGACCGATCCCAAAGCCCGCCGCAAGCCGCCAACGTCGCCACCGGATGACAACCGCCGCGACATTCGAGGCGCCACCGGCAGCGAAGCTCGATCTCAGCGCCGCCGTTCCAGATCGAGCCTGGCACCCGCGGACGCTCGCGACCTGGGAGACGTGGTGGGCGTCGCCGATGGTCGCCGAATGGGTGGATGCGGACGTGCCCGGCCTGGTCGAGGTCGCGCTCCTGGTCGATGCCTTCTGGTGGGCCGAGGCCGCCGCCGATCGGATCAAGCTGCGGGCGGAGATCAGGATGTCATCGCGCGAATACGGCCTGACCCCGATCGCCCGGCGCCAACTTCAGTGGGAGATCAAGCGGGTGCAGGGCCGTGCTCCGACCCAGGCGCCGGAGCCTCGCCGCCGCCAGCCCTCCCGAACCGTCCTCTCGGTCCTGAGGTCAGCATGAGCGAGCTGATCGTGCCCCCGATCGAAGACGACGGCGACTGGCCTTCGCTCGGCCCGCAGGTCGCCGACTGGCAGGAGTCGATGCTCGCCTTCGGCCCGGGCGATCTGCTCGGCCAGCCGTACCGGACCGATGCCGAGGATCGGGCGCTTCTCGAACGCGCCTACCAGGTCTATCCGCCCCAGCATACCGGTCCCTGTCGGTTCGAGACGCTCGGCGCCGGCTGGCGCTGCACGGTCGGCAACGGGAAGTGCGGGCGGCGGCGCTTCGACACGGTGGTCATCATGACCCGCAAGGGAACCAAGAAGAGCGAACGCCTGGCCGCGGTTGCGGCCGCCGAGCTCTCCGACGATGCCCCGGTTCGCTGCGACGGGTTCCGACGTCGGGGCAAGCACTGGGAGCCGGTCGGCCGTCCGGTCACCAGCCCGTTCGTCTGGATTCTCGCCTTCGCCAAGGAGCAGGCCGAGGACACCAGCTTCGAGGCGATGCGCCAGATGATCCTGCTCGGCCCGGGTGCCGACCGGTTCGACGTCTGGGAGGAGCGGATCGTCCGTCGGGACGGCTCGGGTCAGGCACAGGCGCTGGCAACGGCGCCCGACTCGCGCGACGGCGGCAAGACGACGTTCCAGGGCAAAGAGGAGTCGCATCGCTGGGTGCTACCCCGGCAGCGCGAGGCGCATCAGACGACGCGCGGCAACCTCTCCAAGCGCCCGATCGCCGAGCCCTGGGAGATGCATGCCACGACCGCCTATGCCCCGGGCGAGGGGTCGGTCGCCGAAGAGCTTCATGACGCGGCGCGCAAGCTGAACGGCGAAGCCGCGAAGACGTCCCGGATGTTCTTCTTTTACCGCTGGGCCGACACCCGGATCAAGATCCGCAACGAGGATGGGTCGCTCAACTCGGCGAGGCTGCGCGAGGCGATCGTCGACGCCTCCGGTCCGGTGACCGCGCAATGGTCGGACGTCGACGGGATCGCATCGCTCCAGTTCCTCGCTCCGGGCGCTGATCCCGAATACGCCGAGCGTGTCTGGCTCAACCGCCTCGTCAAACGGGCCGAGATCGCATTCGATACCGAAGCCTGGAAGCGCAACGAGCGCCTGGGCCAGAAGATCCGCGACGGTGCGCTCGTGACGCTTGCCTTCGACGGTTCGCGAGGCACGAGCGATCCATCACGCTCACCTGACCATACGGGCCTCGTGGCGACCGAGGTCGTGTCTGGCCATCAGATCGTGCTCGGCCACTGGGACCCGGCGCGCTGGGGCGGCCGAATCCCGCGCGACCAGGTAGAGATCGCGATCGACGATGCCTTCGCCCGGTTCGACGTCTGGCGGCTCTATGCCGATCCACCCGACTGGGACAGCGAGATCGCCGCCTGGCGCGGTCGCTATGGTGCCGATCGGGTGATCGAATGGTTCACCTGGCGCGAGCGGCCGATGGGGTTCGCCTGCGCGAACTTCGCCGCGGCGATCGTCTCCGGTGAGGTCACCCATGATGGCAACCCCGAGCTCGCTGCGCATATCGGCCATGCCCACAAGCGCTTCGTCAATGTCCGCGACGGCGAGGGTCGTCGGCTGTGGACAATCCAGAAGGAGCGCGAGGGAAGTCAGCTCAAGATCGACCTAGCCGTCTGCGCCGTCATCTCATGGGAGGCGCGCAGCGATGCGATCGCGGCCGGCATGGGCCAGCCCGAGGAGGACTTCCGCTCAGTCTACGAAGAGCGCGGCGTGCTGACATGGTGAAGCTGCGGGCGTTCCTTGCCGCCATCCGGGACGATGTGCTTGTCTGGTCTGGGATCGCGCTGATCGCCTGGACGATCGCCCAGTTCCACGCACCGCTTGCGGTCGGGCTCGTCGGCATTGCCCTCGTTCTCGATGGCCTGTTCGGAGGGCATCGGCGATGAGCCTGTCCCTCGCCCTGCGCAAGGCGTTCAACCAGGGCATCGGCACGCTCGCCTCCGGCGGGCACATCTACCAGTTGACCGGCGGCATGGCTTCGACTGGCGCCTCGGTCAGTCCGGACAGGGCGCTGCGCTATGCGGCCTTCTTCGCCGCTGTCCGCATCCTGTCCGAATCGCTCGCCCAATTGCCGCTGATCACCTATCGCCGGCTCGACCGGGGCAAGGAGCGCGCGCTCGGCCATCCCCTCTATCCGATCCTCCATGACCGAGCGAACCCGCAGACGACCTCGTTCGCATGGCGGGAATCAGCGATGGCCCATATCTGCACGTGGGGCAACGCCTACGGTGCGGTTGCCCGCGACGGGCTGGGCCGGGTCCGCGAAATCTGGACGCTCGCGCCCGACCGCATGACCGTGTCGCGCGACACGGAGACCGGTGAGCTGCACTACCAGTACCAGCCGCTCAGCGGCGGCATCGTCGAACTGAGTGCGACCGACGTGTTTCACGTGGGCGGCCTGGCGTGGGACGGCGTCCAAGGCTATTCGTTCCTCTCGGTCGCCCGCGAGGCGGTCGCGATCGGGCAGGCGATCGAGGAGTACAGCGGGCGCTTCTTCGCCAACGATGCCCGCCCTGGGGTCGTCTATACGCACCCGAAGGCGCTCAACGATACGGCGCGCGCAAACCTGCGCAATTCCCTGGCGGCGAACCACGAGGGCGTGGGCTCAGCTTGGCGCTTCGCGCTCCTGGAGGAGGGGATGAGCGTCACGACGGTGCCGGCCGAGGACGCACACTTCCTGGAGGCGGCGAAGTTCCAGCGCAACCAGATCGCGAGCCTGTTCCGTATCCCGCCGCACATGCTCGGCGATCTCGACCGGGCGACGTTCAGCAACATCGAGCAGCAGTCGCTCGAATTCGTCACCTACACGCTCGGCCCATGGCTCGTCCGCTGGGAGCAGGCGATCGGGATGCAGCTGCTCGGCGACGACTGGATCGGCGCGGGCGGCGACTACTTCGTCGAGTTCCTCGTCGACGGGCTGCTGCGCGGCGACACGGCCAGCCGCTACGCCGCCTATCACACCGCCCGCCTGGATGGGTGGCTGAACGCCGACGAGATCCGCGAGCGCGAGAACCTCAACCCGCTCCCGAACGGCGAGGGCCAGGGCTACTGGGTTCCCCTCAACGTGACCTCGACCGCGCCAGACGGTACGACGACGACCACGACACTGGTCACCCCGGCCAGCCGCACGCCCGCAGGAGGTTCGTGATGACGCCCGAACATAAGGGCTTCGTGCCCGCCGACTTCAAGCTCAACGAGGCTGGCCTCGTGACCGTCGCATTCAGCCAGCTCAACGTCGTCGACCGCGACGGCGACGTCACGCTGCCCGGAGCGTTTCCGGCCAAGGACGTCCCGATGTCGGGATATGGGCACACGAGCTGGTCGGGGGCGATGCCGATCGGCAAGGGGTCGATCCGGGAGGACGGTGGATGGGGCATCTTCTCGGGCCAGTTCCTGATGGATACCGACCAAGGCCGGAACGCCTACAACACGGTCAAGGCGATGGGGTCGCTCCAAGAATGGAGCTACGGCTACGATCCGGTCGATTACACGTTCGGCGATTTCGCCGGCCAGAACGTCCGGTTCCTCAAGCGCGTCGACGTGTTCGAGGTCAGCCCCGTGCTCGTCGGCGCTGGCATCGGGACGCACACGCGCGCAATCAAGGGCGCGCTCAAGGCGGCGATCCCGGTCCACTCGACGCCGACGTCCGATGCGCCGTGGGACGGCAACGCCGCAGAAGCAGCCCTGCCCGCGGCGCGCGCACCCCTGCGCGAGGCGCACGCCTGGGTCGACTCGAATGCCGATCCGGACCTCAAGGGTTCATACAAGTTCATCCACCATTTCGTGTCCTCCGATGGCACGGTCGGTGCGGCGTCGCTCATCGCCTGCTCGACCGGCATCGGCTACCTCAACCGCTCCTCCGATGCTCCCGGCGCGCCGAACATCCCCGACGCGGACCGTGGGGGCGTCTATGCCCACCTCGCCGCGCATCTGCGCGACGGGGACATGACGCCTCCGGAATTGCGCGGGCTCGTCCTGGATGCCGGGACGGGCCTTGCCGACGCCCTCGCATGGTTCCTCGGCGAAGGCACGGCACTGAGCGCCAAGCTCCGGAGGATGGGGGAGCTGCGGCTCAAGGAGGGCCGGGTGCTCTCCGCGGCCAACCGGGATCGGATCATGGCCTTCCGGGAATCCCTGAACGCCGTGCTCAGCGATCTCGAGACCCTGCTCGCCGAGACCGAGCCGCCGAAGTCGCGCCTGGCGCGTGAAGCGGCCGCGCTCGCCGAGCTGGCGCGCCTCAACGGCGTGCCCATCCTTCCACCGAAGAAGAAAGGATCAGACGATGAGTGAGTTCATCATCTCGGCTGCCACCCGCGCCAAGGGCGAGGAGGTGGCGAAGCTGCGCAAGCAGGTCGCCGACCTGTTCGACGCCCACCGCAAGGATGACGGCTACGACATGCCGGCCGAGAAGGTCGCCGAGGCCCGGAAGCTCAACGATGCGATCGGTGATCTGACCAAGGCCTACGAAGACGCGCTCAACCTCGAGCGGACGGCCTGGGAAAACGAGCAGGCGCTCAAGGGCCTGACGAACATCCGTCGGCCGATCACGCCCGAGCTCGGGCAGCCGACGAGTGGCGCGAAGGTCCGCTCGTTCACCGAGATCATCGCCACCAAGGGCGATGCGCTCAAGGCGATCTCCTCGGGCGGCTCCGGTTCGGTCAGCTTCGAGCTGAGCGGGCCCGAGGCCAAGACCCTGCTCACTCTGTCCGACATCGCGCCGCAGGCCGATCGCCAGGCGGTCGTTCCGAGCGCGCAGTTCCTCAACGATGTCACGCCGCTGTTCCTGCCTGGGACGACCAGCACGAACAACGTCGAATTCTACGAGGAGACGACGTTCACGAACGCCGCGGCCGAGACCGCTGAGGGCACCGCCGCTCCCGAGGGCGCGCTCAGCTTCACGCTCCGGACCTATCCGGTCCAGGAGATCCCGACGTTCATCCCGATCACCCGCCGGGCGCTCGACGACAACGCCGGGCTCGACAGCTACGTCCGGGGTCGGCTCGGCCATATGGTCGCCCTCCGCCGGAGTCAGCAGCTGCTCACGGGCAACGGCACCTCGCCGAACCTCCGCGGCATCCTGAACGTCTCCGGCATCCAGACCCAGGCCAAGGGCTCCGACCCGACGCCGGACGCCGTGTTCAAGGCGATGACCCTGATCCGGACGACCGGCGACGCCGAGCCGACCGGCGCCGTCTTCCATGCCCAGGACTGGCAGGACGTCAAGCTCCTGCGGACGATCGACGGCGTCTACATCTGGGGCAGCCCGTCGGATTCGAGCCCTGATCGGATCTGGGGGCTCGATGTCAAGGTCAGCAACTCGATCACCCAGGGCACCGCGCTCGTCGGGGCGTTCCGGCCCTACGCGCAGGTGTTCGAGCGCGAGGGGCTGACGATCGAGATCAGCACCGAGCATTCGACCTTCTTCACCGAGCGCAAGGTCGCCCTCCTCGCCTACCAGCGCCTCGCCCTGGCCGTCTACCGGCCGTCGGCGTTCTGCCAGGTGACGGGCGTCTAGCAGGGAGCCCGAGGGAGCCGGCCACTGGTCGGCTCCCTCGCCCAGAAAGGAAAGACGAACATGCCTGTCAGTCCGCTCGGTCTCCCCGAGGACGTCACGTCCCGGACGCTGCTCGTCGTTCGCGGGCGCTACGATTTCGCCGTCGATGGCGGCGCGATCGGCACGCTCGCGATCACGAGCGGGACTCCGATCCCGTCCGGCTCCACGATCATCGGCGGCTATGTGGATGTCCTGACCGCGCTGACCTCCGGAGGGGCCGCGACGATCGCGTGCCAGGTCGAGGCGGCGAACGACATCCTCACCGCCGTCGCGGTCGCCTCCTGGACGACCGGACGCAAGAACATCCTTCCGGCTCCGACCTCTGGAGCGCTCACGGCCAGCACGGCCGTGCGCACGACGGCTGATCGGAACATCTCGATCGTCATCGCCACCGCGACGCTGACGGCCGGGAAGTTCGACGTCGTGCTCTATGTCCTTCCGCCGGCCGCATGAGCGGGCAGCGCCTGTACGTCACGGCGGACTGGTCTCGGCTCGTGCCCGAGGACAGCCCCGAGGCGGCGTTCTTCATCACTGAGGAGGACGCTCGGGCGCGCGGGCTGCTCACGAAGGCCATGCCGGCGCCTGCCGACAAGGCTGTGCATGGCCCCCCGGAGGACAAGGGGCGTGCGACCCGGGTGGCTCAGCGTTCGCGGCGATGACCCAGCGGATCGTGTGCGGCTGGTGCGGTCTCCCGACCGATGAGGCCGAACGCTGCGCCGAGTGCGCACACGATCCGCGAACCCCCTGGACCCAGCGCGGCTTGCCGGTCCCTGTGCTGTCGCAGGCGCCCGAGGGTCGCCCGCCGCTCGGGGCGGCCAGCGTCCGCGAGCGCTATCTCGCGGCGAAGGCCGCCCTCGAAGCGCGTGGGCGCGAGCCGACCGTCGAGGCGATCGCCGAGGAACTCGACCGCAGCCCGCGCACGGTCCGGGACTGGCGACGCCGGTTCGCCCTGTGATGCCTGCCGGATGTTCGCCGCAAACCTGCCTGTTATCTGCCGCCCTCATCGGTGAGGATTGACCCATGCCAAGCGCAATCGGGACCTACGCCACCCTCGTCGGCGTCAAGGCGCGCGCCGGGATCACGAACACAGCCGACGACACACTGCTCTCGGCGCTCTGCGGCCAGACGAACCAGCTCATCGAATCTGTCACCGGCAAGGTGATCGCGCCGATGGCAGCGGCGACCTACACGTTTGACGGCACCGGGACACAGGTGCTGCGCGTGCCGATGGGGGTCCGTTCGGTCAGCCTGCTGGAGATCGCTCCCTACACCGGCGCGGCCTACGAGACGGTGCCCGTAGCCGACTACTTCCTGCGGCCTCTGCCCCAGGACCGGAACGGCCCAGGCTGGCCGGCGACACAGATCGTCCTGAGCGACTGGCCGACCGGGACCTATCGCATCTTCCCGAATGGCCAGTCGAACGTGCGGGCGACGATAACCCCGGGCTGGGACGCGATCCCCGATGACCTTGTCGCCCTCGCCGAGATCGTCACCGTCCGGGCATGGCAGGCGCGGCTGGCCGGTGAGTCCGAGATCATCGGGACTGCCGAGTCCGGTGGCCCGATCATTGGCGCCTCGCTGCGGCCAGCCGAGATCGCGCTCCTGCGCTTCTATGCGCGCGAGCTGCCGGGCTACTGATGGACTACCTCGCGATCGCCGATGCGCTCGCTGCCCGGTTCGCGGCTGCGGCCGTCACGCCGCCCGCGGGCCTGACCAACATCGCGCTCTCTACGGCCCGCCCGCCGAACGCGCTCGTCCAGTCGCCCTCCGTCGTCGTCTGGCCGGACAAGGGCGAGATCGTCTTCGAGGGCGGATATCGATATGACCGGACCGCCGATTTCATGGTCAGCTTCTACTACGCGCGGCACGAGGGTGACATCCCGCGCGAAACGGCTGCCCTGCTCTCATGGCTCGGTGTCCTGACCGATCAGTTGCGCGGGCAGATGAAGCTCGGGCTGGCCGGGGTGGCAAAGGCGCTCGTCACCGGATGGCAGGTCGGCACCTTGACCTATGCCGGGATCGCCTATGACGGGATCACGCTCTCGGTCAGCGTGTGGACCGAAGAGCAGGCGCCGTTGACGCCATGAGCGAATTCATCAGCATCGACCTGCGCGGCCTACCCGAGGTCCAGAAGATGCTCGCCGAGCTCGCCCCGCGGGAAGTGAACAACCGAACCAGGCGCGGGCTCCGAGCCGGGGTGAAGGTCGTCCGCCAAGAGATGCGCAGTCAGGGCGCGCGGCCCGGGTTCCCGAAGGGATTTCGCAAGACCCGGACGCGGAGCCATCGGACGCCGCTCGGGGTCTCGGTCAGCCCAACGTCGAAGCTCTCGAACATCTTCGAGCATGGGGCGAAGCGCCACACGATCAGTCCGCGCGTGAAGGGCGTCCTCGGTGGCCCTGCTGGAGAGCGCCATCGCGCCCGCGCCTTCTTCGCCCGTGAGCCGGTCCAGCATCCAGGGATGGCCGCCCGGCCATTCATCGCGCCCGTATTCGCGGCGTCGGAGGCGCGAGCGCAGGAGGCATTCAAGAGCACGTTCTTCGAGGGGCTCTAAGGAGGCATCGATGACAACGAAGCCAACCCCGGCGTTCGACCCGCGCTCCGAACGCACGGTCCTCGTCTTTGCCGGAGCCGAGCGGCACGTCAGCGGCGTCCCGGCCCGTGATCTCACCGAGCACGATGTCTGCCGACTCGCCTTCATCCGCGAGGCGGAGCCGGCCGCCGTAGTCGCTGATCTCATCGCCTCGGGGCTGTACGCCCCGGCCAAGCCGGAGGGCTGATTGATGTCACAGATGGTGTTCGACAAGATCCAGTTCGGCCGCCAGTCGGCCTTCGTCACGGCCGTTGCGGCAACGACGGTCTATCCCGGCAAGGCGACGGCGTTCGACCTCGACCGGGGCTATCTCAATCCCGACGAGGACTGGGGCCGGCTCTCGGACGAACAGCCTGGCCGCGGAACGTTCGGGCTGCGCGGGGCCGCCGGACAGATCAGCTCGCAGGTCCGCTTCGAGGACATCATGCATCTCCTCGAGATGCACCTTGCCGGCTCGATCACCCCCACCGGCACCGGTCCCTACACCTGGACCTACACGCCCGATGAGACGAGTCTCACCCCGAAACCCTACACGATCGAGCTGGGCTCGGAGACGGCCCAGGACCAGTGGCGCCTGACGGGCTGCCTGGCGCACGAGGTCACCCTCGGGTTCGATGCCCTGACCACACCCGGCAACGCGCCCTGGACGACCGATGTCGCGCTGATCGCGCTCAACCGGGAGATCAATGCGCTCACCGCCGCGCTCACCGCGCCGGCCACGCTCGAAACGGTCGAGGGCCACCTGACGACAGTCAGCGAGGGGACGACAGCGACCGCCTTCGGCTCGCTCGCCGAGCTGACCGCGAGCCTCGTCAATTTCCGGCTCACGAGCACGGTGCCCTACACGCTCCTGGGCTACGGCGGCACGAGCGACACCGCCGTCGACCGGGGCGTCAGCGGCAAGGCCGGGATCACGTTCGAGGCCGGACTCAAGATCGGGGCGACCTCCAAAACGAATGTCCACGACATCTACAACACCTCGGGATCGACGGTCCAGGAGCGCCGCTGGCGGATCCGCGCCGCCGGCTCGGGAACGAAGACGCTCACGGTCGACGCTCGCGTCCGATTCCGGACGATCGGGCGGGCGGAGCGCGATGGCGAGGCGATCTACGGGATCGAAGGTTCGATGGTCTACGACGCGACGCTCGGCGGCCGCGCGCAGATCGCGGTCGTCAACAGCGTCTCGACCCTGCCATGAGCCGTTTCCTGACGCTCGGCACTCGCACGGTCAGCCTCGGGCCGTGCGAATGTCCGGGCACGCCGCACGAGACGGACTCGGCCGAGGTCTACACGGCCCTGTGCTGGGACGACCTCGTGGACATCGGGTCGGCCCCGAGCGAGGGCGCCGCGCGCCGGCTGCTCGTCACCCGCGCGATCGCGAGCTGGACGCTGCTCGATGCCGACGAGGATGGGCAACCGCGCCCGGTCCCGATCACCGAGGAGGTGGTCCGCCGCCTCGCTCCGGACACGCTCGAACGGATCGTCGAGGCCGTGAACGAGGCCTACGAGGCGACGACCCGTCCGGTCCCAAACCGATCCGGCGCGCCGTCTCGTCGCTCGCGACGGGCGAGCGCGCCCTAGACCCTGATGACCCCGACGCCCGAGAGGCCTACGAGGTCGAGGTGATGGCCCTGACCGGCTGGACCTATCCCGAGCTCATGGCGCAGCCCGTCCCGGTCGTGCGCGCGCTGATGTGGCGCGTGTTCGCGTCCCGGACATGGGACCGCGAGCTCGCCAGCGCCGCGCGCACGCCGCTGCCCGATGGCGTCAGCTTCGAGGCCCGGATCGCCAAGGCCGACGCTCTCGCGGCTCTGCGCGCCCTCGAGGCCGTCCTGTTCCCGGAGGATGACTGATGGCCGAGAAGGAGCTGGCGATCCTGCTCACGGCGCGGAACCAGGCCTCCGGCCCGATCCGCAAGGTGACCGGCGACATCGGGACGCTGGGCAAGGTCTCCAGCCGCGCCCGGGCCGGCGTCGGCGCACTGGCGAAGAATGTCACCCTGCTCGGCGGTGCAGCCCTGGTCGGGCTCGGAGCGGCGGTCAAGGCCGGGCTCGGCTCGCTGGCCGAGCTGGAGAACGTGACCGCGCAGACGAATGCCGTGCTGCGGAGCACGAAGGGTGCCGCGAACGTCACCGCCGCGAGCATCCGGGACCTGTCGAACGCGATCGAGGACAAGACGACGATCGACGACAAGCAGGTTCAGGCAGCGGCGAACCTGATGCTCACGTTCACGAACGTGCGCAACGAGGCCGGCAAGGGCAACGACATCTTCAACCAGTCGATCTCGGTCCTGGCCGACATGTCCACCGCCATGGGCACGGACATGACCTCGGGCGCGATCCAGCTCGGGAAGGCGCTCAACGATCCGGTCAAGGGGATCACGGCCCTGACGCGGGTCGGCGTCACGTTCGATGAGAAGCAGCAGAAGCAGATCAAGACGCTCGTCAAGGCGGGCAAGACGGCCCAGGCCCAGAAGATCATCCTGGCCGAGCTGAACAAGGAGTTCGGCGGTTCCGGGGCGGCCGCCGCGAACACGTATGCCGGCGCGATGCGCAGGCTCGACGATGCGATCGAGGGAGCACAGGTGGCGCTCGCGGAGGGCTTCCTGCCGGTCATCAAGGAGGCCTCGTCGTGGCTCCGCACGAAGCTCGCCGATCCCCGGGTGATCGCCGATATCCGGGAGCTCGGCAGAGGCCTCGCCGGCGCCTTCGACAAGGTCCTGACTACCGCCGAGACGATCCCCTGGGGCTCGATCGCCGACGCGATGCGCCTTGCCGGCCAGGGAGCGAAGGCAGCCTATGACCTGTTCACCGGCCTGCCGCCGTGGTTGCAGACCGCAGTCCTCACCGGGTGGGGCCTGAACAAGCTGACCGGCGGCGCCGTGTCGGGCATCGTCGGCGAGCTCGGCAAGGGCTTGATCAAGGGCGTCTTGGGCATGAACGCCGGCGTGGTGAACATCAACGCCGGCGTCGTCAACGGCGGTGGCCTGCCGGGCGGGCGAGGCCTGCCAGGACCTGATGTCGTGGGAGGCAAAGGGCCCGGCCTGCTCGGCAAGCTCGGTCTGATCGGGCTCGGCATCGGGCTCGCCGCCGCGGCGACCGAAGTCTCGGGTGTCCTCGACCAGTCGCACCAGTTCGGGGCGACGAACCGCTTCGGCGGTCATACGTTCCGCGCCACCCGCGGAGAGACGACGGCCGTCCCCGAGCGCCAGCGCACCCGCCCCCTCGAAGGTTCGGCCGGGTTCAACGCGAAGTTCATGTCCCCCGACGTCCGTGCCGAGCGTGCCGCGCTCGAACGGTTCACCGCCTCGACTGCGCCCTCGATGCACTCGATGGAGGCGCACCTCGCCCGGCTGCGCGAGATCCAGCAGCGCACGCCGGCCGAGGACCGGACGAATACCAACGCGATCGTGTCCGCGATCCGGGGGCTCCAGGCGACGATCATCGCCAACCGGCCGATCGTCAACGTCACCGCCCGGAGCGTCGAGAAGGCGACCGTGGGCTGGCGGCGGACGGCGAGCGTCAGCCGCGTAGGGATCGACTGACCGTGTTGCAGCACCACTGGTCTCACCCGACCAGCCCCGCCGGCGCGGGCTGGGACATCGTGATCTCGAACCGCGTCCGGCTCGTCACCGAGACCGGCTTCTCGGCGCGCGCCGCGGTCGGTGAGGCGGACGTGATCCGTGTCGTCGTCGACGACCCGAACGCGGAGTACGACTTCAAGACCCTCCACCGCTGGTACCTCGTCGAGACCGAATGCCCGAGCGGCAACCAGCTCGTGTGGAACGGCTACATCGGTGATCAGCGGATCGTCCGCGGCTCGGACGGCATCCTCTATCCGACCGGATCGGGCCGGGTATGGGAGCTGGAGCTCGTCCAGGAGAACACGATCCTCGGCCTGCGGATCGTCACCGGTGCCGACGGCAACCGGCCGGCCGAGACGGCGAAGGCGCGCCTGACCTGGCTGCTCGCCTCGGACTACCTCTCGACCGTCCACGACCACGGCCTGATCGACTGGGACGGACTCGACGCGTTCGCCATGGACGCCGTGGACTACCGCGGCCAGAGCGCAGCCGACGTCCTGCGCGACATCAGCCTGATCAGCAACTACAACCACTACGCGCGCTACCACGAGGCGAGTGAGCAGATCGAGCTCGCCTGCTACGACCCGAACACCTCGGGGCTCGACACATCGAGCCTGGCGATTAGCAACGCCGCCGCTGACATCGACCTCGCCACGACCTGGCCGCCGTCCGAGGACACCGTTGTCACCCGCCAGGGGAGCCGGGTCGCAGCCGGCATCTACCTGCCCTACGACGGCGGTAGCGTCTACACCTACGACTACAGCACGAGCTACACGTTCGGCTTCCGCGACGTCGCCGCGCCGGCCGCGAACGTGAAGACCGCGGCAAAGGCGACGGCTCTCGCGGCGCGCCTGCTCGCCCAGCACGCAACCCAGGACGAGCGGGTGACGACCCGGATCCAGTTGCCGGCCGCGAACCTGAATGACGTCAAGCACGGCCAGCTCATCAACAGCGTGAAGTTCACCCATGCTCCGGGCTGGACGATCGGCCGGCCGGCACGCGTCGTCTCGAAGTCGTTCGGCCGGCCCGGCAACCTGACCCAAGCGGTCTACGATGTGGAGCTCGAGCTGTCGTGGGCGCCGATCTTCGGCTGCTCGTACACGCCGAACATCAATCCGACCACGAGCAGTTCCGTCGATGTCCTGGGCGGCTATCTCAATCCTCCAGGAGCCTACGTGGCCGCGAGCCCGGTCTACCCATCGACCGCCACGATCAGCGGGCCAGCGACCCTCTACGGGACCCCGAACAACGGCGGGGGCTGGGGCATCAATGCTGGCGTTCCGCCCGCCGGCACGATCACCGCGCGATGGACATGGGACCTGCTCGCTGCCGGCAGCCCACGCATCTGCGCCATCCGGGTCATCGAGTACGGTGGTCTCAACGATGGCATATCGATCCAAGCATCGAATGACGGTTCGTCTTGGAAGACGATTGCCACGTATGCGGATTTGGTAGCCGCAGGCGCTCAGATCTCCGTGCCACTCGGCGATTCCGCCTACCGCTACTGGTCACTGGCCTATTCGCACTACCACCCCGGCGGCTACTACGGGGGTGTGGATATGACCGCAGTCCTGCTCTGGGCGGGCTCGCTGTCATGAAGATCAGCGTCATCTCCACCCCCGCCGATCTTCCGGCCGGCGCACTGGCGACCGGCTCGCCGGCCGGGGGCGATCTCTCGGGCACGCTGCCCAGCCCGACCGTCGGCGCGGTCAACGGCGTCGCCATCGGCGGCATTCCGAGCGGCGCCGGCCAGGTCCTGGCCACGACCGGCGTGGGCGCGGCGACCTGGCAGGACCCTGCGGCGGTCTGGCCATGCCCTGTGACGCTCGCGATCACCTACGCCAGCCCCGGCGTGCCAACCCGCGTCAGCCGGACGGACGCGGTCGCCGAGACGGTGAGCGTCATCAACTGGGCCGGCTCGCAGGTCAGCTCGGTCGTGACGACGCGCGCCGGCCGGACGCGGACCGTCATCCCGAGCTACTCCGGCTCGGACATCGTGGCGGTCGCAGTCAGTTGCGTCGATGCCGCGGCGCCGACGGCGGCGCAGCTCGCCGGACTCTGGCCCGACGCGACGGTCATCCCGCCGCAGGGCAGGCCTTATCACCCGGACGCTGACGGATGGAAGCCGGGTCCATGAGAGGAGGAGGATGACGACGAGACTCAACGTCGAGTTCGAGAGCCGGATCGTGCGCGTCTCGTCCGGCGCGGGCGGGATCACCCGGCCGCAGATCACGTCCGACGGCCTGACCCGGATCAGTTGCCTCAACTGCGGCGCGCCCGGGGGCGCCGTGACCGCCGATCTCCCGCCCGCCCTGCGGGGCGATCCGGGAGTGATCTACATCTGCCCGGCATGCGACGAGCGGCTCGGCCCGCTCCCGCTTCACGCCGTCAGTTTCGGAAAGGAGTCCTGAGATGCCGTTCTACTACTCGGTCGAAACCAGCCACGCGACGAGCGCCACGGCGGCCACGGAGGCCGACGCGGTGCGGATCACGACCGGCTCGAGCCGGACCTGCGCGATCAGCCGCCTCATCCTCGGCGCGGCCGGGGCGGCGCAGGACAACCAGGTGATGGGCAAGCTCTGGCGGATGTCCGTCGCGTCGACGGTCGGGACCGCGTTCACGGCGAAGCCGCGGGACAACAGCGCGCCGGCCGCCGTGACGACCGCGAACACGGGCCCGACGATCGGCACGAAGGAGACGAACGCGACGCTCATCCTGCCCTTCAACTCGCGGGCGATGGTCCAGTGGGTCGCGCTCAACCCCGACGAGGCGATCGTCCTCGCCGCCGGCGGCGGGGCGAATGGCAACATCGACCTGCTCGACGAGCAGGCGGCCGGCACGGCGGTCACCGTGAGGTACGGGCTGACCTGGTACGAATGAGACTGACGGCTGACCGGCCGGGCAGCACGTCCGGCCGGTCAGCCGGGAGACGGATCGATGAATGAGCAGATCTACGCTCTCGTCCGTGCCGGCCGGGTCGAGAACGTGATCGTGGCCGACGATGCGCTCGTGGCCTCGATCGCGGCGGACTGGGATGCCATCATCCGCGTCGATGGCCGTCTCGACCGTCCCGGTCCCGGATGGACCTATGACCCTGCCGGCGATCGGTTCATCCCGCCGGCCCCCGAAGGAGGCGGCTGATGGCGCTCAAGCGTCAAGCCTTCACCGCGAGCGGCAATTGGACCCGCCCGACCGGCGTCGATAACGTCGTCGTCTTCCTCGTCGGTGGCGGCGGGGGTGGCGGTGGCGTCCCGGCGACTGCGAACAGTGCCGCCGGCGGTGGCGGAGGCGGCCAAGTCATCGAGCGCGTGGTCGATGTCACCGGCACCCCGGTCGGGAACACGATCGCGATCACGATCGGCGCTGGGGGCGCTGGGGGCGCGGCGGGCACAAACCCGGGCGTGATCGGGGGCGATACGACCTTCGGAACGCTCGCTACTGCGAAGGGCGGCGGTCCTGGCGCCCCCCCCGCCGCCACTGCCGCTGCCGACACCGGAGCGAATGGGGGAGGCGCCAGCCCCGCATCCGGAACTACCAGTGCCGCCGGAGGCGGCGGCGGAGCTGGAGGCGCCGGCGGAGTCCCGACAACCAGCGCTGGCGCGACTGGCACTGTCTCCGCGCGCGGCGGGGCTGGGCTGCGTGGCTTTGCCGGCGGTAATAGTGCAACCGGTGTGGCCAAGGGTGGCGACGGTGGGCCGGGCGTCAACGGCTTTGGGGGAGGAGGCGGCGGCGGCTCGGGCGCCACCGGCGGCACTGTCGGAAAGGGGAACGCCGGCGGCGGCGACGGTGGTCGGGACGTGGCGGGAACTAGCGGGACGGCGAACACCGGCGGTGGCGGGGGCGGTGCGGGGACGACTACGGCGGCCGCCTACGCCGGCGGCAACGGTGGCTCCGGCTACGCCGAAGTGTGGTGGGTCGAATAGCCGCTGAGGTGGCGTGATGCCAAGCCCGCTGCTGCTCCTGCTGCTCGACAAGACTGCTGTCGCAGCGGTCACGACCGCGCAACAGGCCGGGCTCTGGCAGGAACAGCCCGGCCAGGAACAATCATTCGCCGCGCGCTGGTACCAGCCCGACACCGAGGCATGGACGCCGATCCCGGGCCTTACCGTCGCGAGCGTCGCCGCGCAGGCCGGCCTCTGGCAGGACGCGAGTCCGCAGCAAGACCGAAGCATCCAGCCGGTCTGGTACCGGCCCGAGGACGACGCGACCGGCTTCGTGCCACAGGCGATCACGACCGCGAGCGTCGCCGCGCAGGCGGCCCTCTGGCCCGAGCAGCCCGGGCAGGACCGAAGCATCTGGCCGCTCTGGTGGCGGCCGGACGATCCGACCGAGGCGGTCTATCCGATCCTGCCATTGCCGTCGTTCGACCCGGCGACCGGCTTCCCGTGGCCGCTCTACGACGAGCTTCCGGCGCGGCGCGATTTCAGCCCCGACGCGATCGAGGCGCAGTTCGCCGGACCCCTGACGTCGTGGCTGTTCACGACGAGCGCCCCCGGTGGAGGCGGCACGGCGACCCCGGCCGTCCTGATCGACGCGACGAGTGGCGACGTCTTCCTCTCGATCGGCGGGAACCTGATCATCCCGGCCTAGGCCATCAGGGCGAGCGCGATCCGCCGGCCGGCGGGCGCCCCGAGAATAGCCCTTGACAAGGTATAACCGGGTGCTATCGTCTCGTCCATGAACACCGCACCACTGACGCCGCTCCGCCAGTTGCGCCTCGCTGCCGGCCTGTCGCTCAGCGAGGTCGCACGGCGAGCCAAGATCAACAAGGGCCGACTAAGCATCATCGAGCGCGGGGTGCCGCCCACCGACGAGGAGGCCGCGCGCATCCTGGCCGCCCTTCGGCAGACAGATGCGGGGCCGACCCAATGAGCAGACATACCGCTCATTATCGGCAGTGGTACGCCGACTACCTGCTCGCCGTCCGCCGGCTCGCCACGCGGCGGGTGATGCGCCGCTGGGCGGTCCGGGAGTGGTGGCGATGAGCCCCGCCGACATCCTGACCGTCGTCGACGCGCTCCTCTGGGCTGCGCTCCGGGTCGCGATGGCCGTCGCCTTCGTCGCCTGCCTGGCCTACCTCGTCTCCGCGTCCGTCGCCGAGATCGTCCGCTGGCGGGCGCGGCGATGATCTGTCGGCGCTGCGGCATCGAGCTGCGCGAGACCCGGTTCGGGGTCGGCCACATCAGCCGCCCGCCGTTCCACCACTACCCGACGCCCTCCGTCGCGCTCCGGCCGGCCACCTCCGCGGCCATTCCGGGGAGCTCGACGGAGGGCGTCGTCTCGTCCCGACCTCAGCGGCGCGGGTCGCCCCTCAGGCCGGCACGAGCCGGATAAGCAGCGGCCGCCCCGCGCCGACGTGGAGGCCGGGGCGGGCGGCCAGGAAGCGAGGATGAGATGGAGCAGACCATCAACGTGATCGCGAGCCTCGACGGGGTCGAGCCGATGGTCTTCGGCGGCCGCTACGGCGACGCCTGGAGTCTCGGCCTGGGGGACCTCGAGCTCCGGTTCCCGAGCGAGCCCGAGGAGCGGGCGCGGATCGCCGCGGCGATCATCGAGTGCCTCCAGCAGGTCCAGGCCGAGGCGATCGTGAGGATCGCCGATCGGATGGCGTCAAGATGAGCGTCCACGAGACACCCTGCCCGACCGAGCACGCCGCCCGCGCGCTCTCCGAGGACGACGAGCGGGCCGAGCACCTGTTCGCGTTCGCCCTGCGCGTCGAGCGCGAGTGGGAGGCCGAGCAGGCTGATCCGATCACGGCGGCCAAGGCGTGGATGGAGAGCGAGAGCGAGCGGCGAGCCGCGTGGGGGGACCGATGAAGCCGCGGGTTCTGCCGGTGCGCCAGGGCAGCCCCGAATGGCTGGAGGCGCGCCGGACCCACGTGACGGCGACCGACATCCCAGTCCTGCTCGGGATCAGCCCGTGGCGCTGCGAGCAGGACCTCGCCGACGAGAAGCTCGGCGAGGACGGCCAGGACTCGACGCTCCGGATGCGGGTCGGCTCGGCGCTCGAAGACCTGATCGCGGACGCCTACGCCGCCCGGACCGGGCTGCGGGTGCGCCGAGTCCGCGGCCTGTGGGAATCCCGCCGGATCACCTGGGCGGCCGCGAGCCCGGACGCCACCGCCGGCGGGAAGCTCGTCGAGCTGAAATGGAGCGGCAGCCGCTCGCGGTTTGCCGGCGGCCTGCCGGAGGACATCGAGGCGCAGGTCCAGTGGCAGCTCCTCGTCGCCGAGGCGGACGAGGCCGACGTCGCCACGCTCACCGTGGGCGAGGACGACATCCGCCCATTCACCGTCCGCGCCGACCCGAGCCTCCAGGGGGACCTGGTCGCCATCGCCGCGGACTTCCGGCGCCGGCTCGCCGCTGGCGGACCGTTCGCCCAGTCGGCCGCGTCGGTCAAGCGCCGCTACCCCGCCGACAACAGGGAGGAGCTCGATGCCGATCCCGAGCTCGCCGAGGCGGTCCGAGCCCTGCTCGACGTCCGCGCCAGTCGGAAGCGGCTCGAGGCCGACGAGGAGGCGATCGAGACGGCGATCAAGGCGCGGATGGGGGACTACGCGGTCCTTCGCGGCGAGGGCTGGCGGGTGTTCTGGCGGCGGACGCGCGACCGGATCGAGACCGACTGGAAGGCGCTCGCCGAGGAACTGCTCACGACGATGCCCGAGACGGAGCGCGCCGCGCTCGTCGGGCGCCATGCGGTGGTCAGGCCGGGGTTCCGCCCGTTCCGCATCGCGATGGACAAGGAGGATGAGCGATGACAACCGAGATGCTGCCGGCATCGACACAGACGACCGACCAGAAGCGGGCGGTCGCGCTCCTCAAGGCGATCGGCTTCGACCGTCTCGCCCCGGAGCAGCGCGAGATCGCGCTGAACATCGCGGCGCGCTACGACCTCGACCCTTTGCTCAAGCACATCGTCCTGATCGACGGCAAGCCGTACATCACCCGCGACGGGCTGCTCCACATCGCACACCGCTCGGGAGTGTTCGACGGGATCGAGGTCACCCCGCCGGTCAAGGTCGATCGGTTCTGGCGGGTGACCGCGACGGTCTACCGCAAGGACATGAGCCACCCGATCACCTACCCGGGCCGCTATCCGGTCGGGGCGAAGAACGACGAGGAGATGGCGATCAAGGTCGGCGAGTCGATGGCCCTACGGCGGGCGTTCGATGTCGCGGCCCCGACCGTCGACGAACGCTGGGCGTCCGACGAGGTCGAGGTTCCCGACCAGGCGCCGAAGGCGCAGACGCTCGCTGAGCTGGCCAGAGCGCGGCGAGAAGCCGTGGTGCCGGATCAGGCCGAGCAGCACGAGCCCGAGGCGGAGCCGGTCACCGTGGCGACGGACAGCCCCAACGCCGTGCCGCCCGAGGAGGACTTCTCGATGCTGCCGGGGTTCGAGGCATGAGCACGCTCAGCTTTCGACTCATCGTGTTGCCGGACGGCCGCGCCGTCCTCACGACCGAGGCACCACTATCGGACGAGGCCAAGGCCTGTCTGCGCGAGGCCTGGGAACGTTTCCGGTCCTCATCCGAGGGCGTCCTCATCTTCTCGTCGACCAGCATCGAGCACGTAAGCGAGATAGAGCTGCGGCTGAACGGCGAACGACTTGTGGCAATGACGGAGAGCCAGCCATGAGCATCCTGTCCGGCTGGATGACCGGAGCCCCGAACTTCCGACCGCCCGACGGCTGCGCGCGCTGCGGCCGCACCGAGCACCTGGTCGACGACGACGGGACGGTTGTCTGCCGGGCCTGCATCCTGCGCTACGGCGACATCGTCCGGCGCCCCGAGCGTCTGACCCAGGGCGAGGCGCTCCTGCTCGCTGCCGCCCATGGTGACGTGACCGCTTTGGGGTTCGACGCGTGCGTCCACGTTGGCGGCGACGTTCTTGCCCGCTGGCACTACGTCCCGACGTGGCGCTGGATCGCCCCCGGCTGGCCGGAGGCCGGGGAGCCGGTGGATGAGGAGCTCGACGCGGTGATCGCGCAGCGGCTGGCGGAGCTGCGGAGGCACGAGCGATGAGCGCCGAGCACAACTCCGAGCGCGGTGAGCGCCGGGCGATCGCAACGCTCGAGGATGAGATCGTGTGGCTTGTCGAGCGCCTCAACCGCGCCGAGGACGAAATCCACCGGCTTCGGGCGATCGAGGAGGCTGCCTCCTTGTCGGAGTCGGATGCAATCAGTGACCGCGACGCCCAAATCGTCAGCCTGACCAGGCAGCTCGAAGCCGCCGAGGCCGAGGCCGCCCGCCTGGCCGATGAGTCTGACCAGCTCCTCGACCAGCTCACGCTCGCCGCGGCTGAGATCGAACGGCTGCGCAAGATCGAGGCGGCTGCCCGTCTCGTGTCGGAGTGGCACGACAGCATCGGCACCGGCCCGATCGAGGAGCTGGACGCCGAACTCGGCGAGCTGCATGCCCTCACGCACCCGGAGGCCGAGCGATGAGCCGCTACGCCGAGGGCACGAAGGTCTCGGTTGAATCCTCCCGTGGCGAGATCAGCGGGATCCTGGCGAAGCACGGGGTAGTCCGCATGGCCTGGGCAACCGAGCCGACGGGCGACATCCTCCAGTTCGAGCTCGGGGGCCATGCCTTCCGGCTCGACATCGCGCGGCCGACTCTCGAGGAAGTGCGCGCTCGCTACGTCGCCGACGGTCGCCGCTGGAATCTTGTCTCCGACCAGCAGGCCAAGGTCGACGCTGAATGGCGTCGGCGATGGCGGGCGAACGTCCTGCTGCTCAAGGCCAAGCTGGAGTTCATCGAGGCCGGCGACACCACTATCGAGCGCGAGCTGCTCCCCTACCTCGTGCTCACGGATGGGCGAACGCTTGGCGCGCTCGTCTTGGACGGCGGCCTGCCGCTCCTCGGCTCCGGGGACGACCGATGAGCGCCGAGCAGGCCGTGCTCGGGCGCCTGCGGGCCGGGGAACGGCACACGATCGAGGAGCTGCGCTGGTCCGCGGCTGGGCGCCTGAGCCGCCGCGAGGTCGAGGCCGCGATCCTCGCCCTGCGCCTCGCCGGTGAACCGATCTGCTCGGACGGGACCGGGGTGTGGCTCGGGACGCCCGACGAGCTGGCGGCCTGCATCGAGCGCCTGCGGGCACGGGCGCGGACGCAGCTCATCACGTGCCGGGCGCTGCGCCGGACGCTGCGCCGGATGGAGGGACAGATGGTCGTGTGGAGGCTGGCCGGATGAGCGTCGAAGGACTGCACACGGCTCTCATCCTTGACGACGGCCGGCGGGTTCCAGTCGCGCCTCGGAGGATCCGCTTCGAGGGGACGCGGTTCATCTTGATCGAGCTCGGACCGTGGGGGGCGGAATCCGATTGCATCGTCGTTGGCGCCAGCATGAACGGCCTCGAGATCGGTGCCGCCCCGACGACGCTGAGGCGCCGAGACACGCTCACGATGGCGCTCACGATCGGCCTGGAAATCCCCGAGTACCGGCTGCCGCCATCAGCGAGCGCCGCTCTGGTCACGAAGGACCAGGATGACGACAGGCCGGATGACGATGTCGGTCCGTTTCATCCTTGGACGGATGCCTCGGCGAACAGGGTATGCCTTCTGTGGTGGGGCGATCTATCGGGAACGGACGCATTAGTGGGCGCGTTTGCCGGACCCGAACAAGCTATGACCGCGAGCGTCTGTCGCGTGGCGCCTCATCGCTGGAAGCAACAGCCGGGCGTTGAAGATATTGAGCGGCTGTGGGTATGCCTGGACTGTGGTTCGAGGATCGAGGAACGGACTGTCGAACATACAGTCCCGTCGGCCATGACAAAGGAGCGGCCCCGATGAAGCACGCACGACAGCGGCTGCCGCTCGTGCCCGCCCGTCCGCCGCGGGACATCCCGGCGATGAGCGAGGAGCAGCTAATGCGCGCCTACGGCCTGGTCGAGCCGATGAGCCTGCTGGAGATGCGCCAGCGACTCTACGCCGCGCGCGTCCTGGCGGCCGAGGCGGAGAGGAAGGCGGTGGGCTGATGGGCGCCAAACAGTTCGGGACGCCGGGCCCGCGCTCGATCTACCCGGAGATGTGCGACAGCCGGTCACTCGCGCGCTGCTCGGTCCTGGCAAATGCGCTCTGGCCGAGACTGATCGTCCGCGCCGATGACCAGGGACGGATGGCGGGTGATCCGGCCGATGTCCTCGGTGAGTGCTTCCCGAAGATGCTCTCCCGCGTCAAGCTCACCGCCCTGCGCGACGCGCTCGACGAACTCGAGCAGGCGGGCATGATCCGACGCTACGAGGTCGGCGGCGAGACGTATCTCCAGATCGTCCAGTGGTGGTCCTGGCAGGCATACGGGCGGCGGGCGTACCCATCGCGGCTGCCGTCCCCTGAGGGCTGGACCGACGTCGTCTACGGGCTGCCAGGCGAGCCCCGGACCTACCGCGAGGCGGTCGGGCTCGACCCGCGCAAGCGCCGCCCGGAGGAGCCCGAGGAGGAGGAGTCTGCACCAGAACCGCAGCATGCCGATCCGACACCGCGCGCCAACCGCACAGTGCCGGCACGGGAACCGCACGCTGCCGGCACCGTGCGGGCAGCAGAACCGCACAGTGCCGGCACTGGAACAACCTCACGCGCGCGGGATCCCGTCCCGTCCCGTCCCGTCCCGTCCCGTCCTAGTCCAGAACTAGAGCGCGCTGATTCAAGCCTGGCGTCGGCGCGCGCCAACCGCGACCACGTCGTCTCGTCCCGAGACCCTCGCGACCTGTTCGGCGCTGCCGACGATCCGCTGCTCGTCGTCCGGGGTTGGCTCTCGAAACGGCGGGCCGACATCGACCCTGGCGGCCGGGCAGCGACCGAGCTGGCCAGGCTCATCGATCGCCACGGGAGCGAAGCCGTGATCGCGGCGATGGCCGCGCTAGGTCCGGGGTTGACCGACGGCCGCCAGTACGTCTACGGCGCCAGCAAGGCGCTCGCCCCGATCCCGGACGTTCGCCGAGCGCCGCCGGCGCGGGGCTACCAGCGTTCGGAAGCCGAGGTCGCGGCGGCGTTTGCCCGCGATGCGGAGGAGCTCGACCGTGCCATCACTCGCTAGCGTCCCGGCCCGGTTCCGGGGCCGGACCCTGGAGAGCTTCGAGCCCGTGACGAGCTCGGCTGCCCGGGCGCTCGCTGCCGCCCGACGGCTCGTCGCCGGCGAGATCGGCAGCCTCGTGCTCGCCGGGCCGACCGGGGTGGGCAAGACCCACCTTGCTGCCGGGATCGTCGCCGCGATCGTCGAGCGCGACATCGAGCCGTACCGCTCGGCACTCGCCGCGGCCGTCGATCGGATCCCGCCTCGTCCCGTGGCACCGGACTGGATCAACGTCGCCGATGCGATGGTCCGCCTCCGGCTCGAGATGGACGCCCCGCTCGACGACCGCGAGACGACGCTCCGGGTCCGCCGGCTCCATCGCCATCCGGCGCTCGTGGTGCTCGACGACCTCGGCCGAGAGCGGACGTCGGACTGGACCGCGGAGGTCGTCTACGCCCTCGTCAACGCCCGCTACGAGGCGCGCCTGCCGACGCTCGTGACGACGAACGCGTCAGGAGCGGAGCTGACGTCGAGCCCGTACTGGCCGGCGATCAGTCGGCTCGCCGAGGACGGCCTGCTTGTCGAGATCGCCGCGCCTGATCGGAGGCTCGGGGCATGACCGGCTACTACAAGCTCCTGCGTCCGAACGGCCTGACCTTGCACGGCCGCGCCGGCTGGACGATCCCGACCGATGGACCCGGCCCGTGGGTCGAGGCGCACGATCCAGGCCCGCTCGTGCCGTGCCGGAACGGCGTCCACGTTCTGACCGTCGATCAGCTCCCGTACTGGGCAGATACCGGCACCGTGCTCGTCGAGGTCGAGATCGGCGGTGACGAACTGCTGAGCGACACGGGCAAGACGATTGTCCGCCGGGCTCGCCCCATCCGCGTCGTGCCGGGCTGGACCGATGGCGCGATCCGCCGGTGGGAGCATGAGTGTGCCGCCCGTGCCGGGTACACCAGCGTCGAGCCGTCTGACGGGGCCGGTTACTACGCCGACCGTGCCGCGCTCGCCGCTGCCTCCTCCGCCACCACCGAGGCCGCTTACGCCGCCGCCTACGCCGCCGAGCGCGTCTGGCAATCGAGGCGGCTGGCCGAGCTGGTCGGGTTGGACCCAGAGTCATGACCGACCTCCCCTGGCTCGCTCCCGAGCCTGACCCGACCCGACCAGAGCGTCGTGGACGACGCTGCTCGCGCCACGACTGGACCGGCGAGCCGCCGACCTGCCGACGCTGCGGCCATCCCGCGGATCCGGAACGCCTCCGGCGCGGCCGGCGCAACCGGGCCCGGGGCAACGAGATCGAGCGCGAGATCGGCCGCCAGCTCGGCCTTCGCCGGGTCGGCCAGTTCGGCGGCCCGGACGATCTGGCCGGCGAGCTGTTCGCCGCTCAGGTGAAGTCGGGCGGCGCATTCCCCGAGCGCCTGTGGGGCTGGCTCAAGGCGGTTCCGGTGGTCGCCGGGCAGACGGCCCTGCTCGTCGTTGCCGATGCGCCCGGGCCCGGCCGCCGGCGCCGCGCCGTCGTCGTCCTCGACATCGCCGATTGGATCGCGCTCCACGGACCGATCGAGGCCGACGATGACCGGTGAGCGGCGCGTCGAATGGGACGCCTGGGCGGCCGAGCGCCTGGCCGAGGGCTGGCATCCGCGAGCCGTTGCCGTCGCCTGCGGCGTCTCGGTCCGCACGGCCTACCGCTGGCGCAAGGCGGTCGGGACGGTGAGCGTCAGCGTCGGCGGCTGGTCGGCGACGTTCCTCGCCCGGGTCGACGGTCCGCCGGTCCGGGTGTCGGACTGGACGAGAGAGGAAGGCTGAGCGATGTACGAATACGCGGCCACGATCCTGCGCGTCGTCGATGGCGACACCGTCCATGCCGAGGTCGATCTTGGGCTCGATATCCGGGTCCGGGTGACGCTCAGGCTGGCGGGCATCAACGCCCCGGAGATCGGGACGCCGGAGGGGATCGCGGCGAAGGCGTGGCTCGTCGACCAGCTCGGGAGCGGATCGCTCGTCGTCCGCACGGTCAAGGACCGGCGGGAGAAGTTCGGGCGCTATTTGGCGACCCTGCTGGTCGATGGGCGGGACCTGAACCAGGCGATGATCGACGCCGGGCACGCGGTGGCATATCCGTGAGCGTCGTGTCCGAGGAGGTCGAGGCATGAGCGCCGGTGCCCGCCTGCCGCTCGCCGAGGCCCGGGCCGCGGCGCTCGATGCCGTCTCGCTCCTCGTCCCGGCCTGCGAGCGGATCGAGATTGCCGGGAGCATCCGCCGGGGAGCCGAGACGGTCGGCGACATCGAGATCGTTGCGATCCCCAGAGTGCGGGTCGAGGAGACGCTCGGGACGCTGTTCGACGGGCCGGCCCGGGTTGAGGTCGACGAGCTCGGCGAGCGGATCACGGTCCTGCTCTCCCGTGGGGCGCTGGCCCCGCCGCTCCGGCCGGCGAGCGGCGAGCGCTACCGGCGCCTGGTCCACGTCGCGAGCGGTCTCCAGCTCGACCTCTTCGCGGTCAGGCCGCCGGCGCAGTGGGGCGTGATCCTAGCCATCCGAACCGGCCCGGCGGCCTATAGCCAGTGGCTCGTGACGCAGGCCCGCAAGCGCCATCTCCACGTCGCCGGAGGGGCGCTCCACCGGGGCGGCCTCGGCTGCGGGGCGATCCCGTGCGAGGTGATCGAGACGCCCGAGGAGGCTGACCTCTACCGTGCGCTCGGGCTGCCGTTCGAGCGGCCGGAGAACCGGCGATGAGGTCGGCGTTCGATGTGGATGAAGCCGTCAACCGGCAGATGGACCGGCTGATGGCAACCGCCCGATACGGTCGCCAGCAGAAACTCGGCGAGCCGTATACCGAGATCGTCGTCGAGGGTGCCCATGGCGAGGTATCCATCGGCTTCGGACCCGACGATATCCAGGCGGTCATGGACGAACTGGCGGCAGGTGCTCCGTGCGGCATCTGCCGCTGCAACCCGTGTTCATGGCGCGTGCCGGATGGTGACGCATGATCCGCGGCCCGATCCGCACGCTCGCAGGAGAACGGAAGGCGACCTGGCCGACCTCGATCGTCGGGGCACGATGTCCCGACTGCGGGCGATGGGTGGGCTCGACCGGCTGGACACCGCGGCCATGATCCGTGCCGCCGTCCTCGCCGCCCTGCTCCTGCTCGCCGCCACCCCCGCCGATGCCACGGCTCCACGGCCCGCGCCCGATCCCACGGCGCTCCTCCACCCGGTCGAGCTGCCGGGGGCGGATGGGCCAGATCGGACGCGGACCGGGGCGCCGCCTGAACGTCGGGCCATGGGTGAGACCGGACCGAGCATCACGGCGTCGTCCCACGGGCAGGCTCTGGCATCTCACCCCGCCATCCTGCCCACCCCCTCGCCGGAGCTCGGAACTGCCTCCTGGTACTCCGGCTCACGCGGCTGGCATGGCGTCCCCCACGTCGCGCTCCCCTCCGGCCGCTGGACCGGCGAGATCGGGGCGCACGCCGTGGTCTGCGTGTTCGAGGGCGGGCGTAGCCGGTGCGCGACGCTCCCGGTCGTCGATTGCCTGTGCGGCGGCATCCCCGGGCGGATCGTGGACCTATCGATCGAGGCCGTGGCGCTGCTCGGGCTCGACCCATCCCGCGGGTTGTGGCGGGCGAGCGTGGAGGTGATCCGATGAGCAACCTGCGCGAGGCGATCGAGGCCAGCATGACCGACATCGGGCTCGGCTGGGAGGAGCGGCTGGACCGCTCCGAGGAGCGCATCCGGGCAGCGATCCTGGCCAACCTCGACGACGCGACGCTGGACGCGCACCCGGTGGCTGACCCGAAAGCCGACTTTGGGGCCGTCATCTTCTTCCGTGCCGGCTGGCTGGCAGCACGAGAGGCGGCGCTCCGATGAATAGCACGCCGATCGACACCTATGCCGGCCAGTGCATCCACGGCGTCCCCTATGGGCCTGGGTGGTCATGCGGTCTGTGCACGAGCCCGGCGGCCACGAGCTCGCCGACGCAGACCATCTCGGTCAGTCAGACGTTCTGCGGCGGCTGTGCCGCGCTCACGGCCGAGGCGCTGGTGCTGATCGGGAAGCGGGCCGAGGCCGAGGCCGAAGCCACCCGGCTGCGCGCCCGCGCCGAAGCCGCCGAGACCGAGGCTGCCCGCCTGGCCGAGCAGCTCGCAGCCACGAATGCCCGCTTGGCCGAATATGAGGAGGAGATCGCGCGGCTGAGCCGCCATGAGGCGCTACGACGACTGAGCAACGAGGCGGATGAGCTGGGGGACTACACGGAGGGCGAGCGATGAGCAGGACGGAACAGGTGAACGATGAGGCCGATGCGCGTGCGCTAGAGCAGACGTGGCGTAGGTGGTTGGCCGAAGTGGACCGCCTCCGTTCCGAAGGCTATGCCCAGGGCATCAAAGCCGCCGACGCGAAGCTGGCCGAATACGAGCACGAGATCGCGCGGCTACGGGATGACGCGTCAGGGCACGGGAGCACTCGGATGACCAGCCGGGCACGTATCGTCGCCGTCGTGCCGCTCGCTGATCGCGATGCCATCCGATGGCATGTTGCGATCGGCGCGGCGCTCTTGGAGGCCATCGAGGCGATGCAGACGGTCAGTGGTCGTGAGCAGCAAGTCGATGTCGCGGTCCGGACCCTGATCATGGAACTCCTGGAGAGCGGCTATGAAATCATCGGCAAGAGCTGGGAGGCCGACCGATGACCGAGCTTGGCCTGCCACCGCGCATCATCGTCGGGGCGAACGGGGCCTACTGGCGCGACTACGACGCGCACCGGTCGATGTGCCCAGTCAGCACGGACAACGACCCGATCGAGGTCGTGGCGGTGTACGTCCCCGAGGCCGAGGCCAACCGCCTGGCCGAGCAGCTCGAAAACGCCGACTCCCGCTTGGCCGAGCTGGAGGAGACCGTTGATCGGCTGCGCGCGGCCCCGTGCCCATGCGGCGAATACACGATGTCCGGCGCGCGGATTTCCCTCGCTCCGAAGCAGACCGGCGTAATCGTCAGGTTGCGGTCCCCGGAGGCCGACCGATGAGCCGGCTCCTCCTCCTCGCCGCCGTCCTCCTCGTCCTCGCCCTGCTCCTCCACCGCCGCGAGCCGGAGCTCGAGGGCCGCTGGATCGACGAAGGCGACGACGGCTTGCCGCCGGCGGACCCGCGGCTGCTGT